CCCCTGCCATTAACATGTAGTAAAGGAAGTATCTTATCATATTATTAAACCCAATAGAAAAAATAGTCCTACCTCCCATGGTACGACTACTAATCCTAGTAAAATGTATCTCATATTGAAGGACTTACTCCAAAAAGAGATAGGCAAAAAATTGCGACTAAGCATGTTAATTCAAATTTTTCCTGTAATTCTTCTCGTGTCATATGTTATTATATGGCACAACAACTTCTCAAAAGTTTATTGATAGATACATTATTAAAAATGGTAATATTATTGGAAGAGTCAATATTGTTATAAACTCTAGGCCTTCTATAAGACTTGATACAATCGCTGTTTCTATTAGGTTTTCGAATCTCATCAACATGCTCTTCGCAACACCTAAAATTGCTGTGGTCATGTTTCTCCGTTATATTAAAAATCTATAATCTATTATTACTAATAATTATACACTGTTATTTAGTAATTGTAAATGCTGAAAAGAAAAATTAATGTAATTTATTTTTATCTTTTGGTGGTGAGGCTAAGTTGAACTCATCTTCGTCATAATTAAATATTTCTTCTTCTATTATGTCATCGACCATATCTTGATCTAAAGGTGTAATATCAGGATTTCTAACTAGTCTTTGTAAAGTTTTTCTCATGATATCAGTATATTTATTATCTTCTTCTGTTGCTAATGGTATAGTTTTGTTTTCAATCATATCAAACCACTTAGACGATGCTTCATCATAGTAAGGCACGAATTGTTCGTTCATAGTATTTCTATGCACAATATTGTCGACAGGCATTGTGACTTTCATATCACCACTGAGCGGTGCGTATGGGTAAAATGTAGCTTGACTTCTTATGGTGCCAGGTATTAAATTTAGTTGACAAATCATTGGCAGTGTTATCTCTACTTGATCACCTAAATCTCTTGTCATACCTACTACTTCTGCGCCAGTTTGTAATTTTAAAACTTCGTATTTTGTAGGTATTAAATCTTTTGGTGTTGTCATTTTAAATCGAATTGTTTAATATTGTATGGAAAATTCTCCTCGTTATAGATATTTATCCTTTCTTTCAAGTGATTAAGTGTATAGTTTTCATATTGTAAATCATCTGCAATATCAAATAGTCTCATATTCTCTTTACCCTCTGTCTTACGAAGACCACGACCGATTGATTGCAAGTTTCTAATTCTAGATTTAGAAGGACTTGCAAATACTATATTGTCTATCTTTTTGATATTAACACCAGTAGAGAATGTTCCGTATGATGCAAGTATAGTATCTTCATTGTTCTGTTCTACAATCTCTCTAACTGATTCTCTATCTTCTGTATCTGTGCCACCATAAACATAATGTAAATTACCACCCATATCTGTATTCGACATCATATCAAATAATACAGTTCCGTGTTTTTCTACATACTGAAACAACACAAGTGTATTACCTTTTAAACTCTTTACTAGATTTACAATAAAATGATTTCTTTTTTCGTTGGAAACAAGATAGTCCATCTCCTCTTGGTATGACATAGTATGACACTTTTCGTGTTTTAATATGATGCAATCTATGTCAATATTCGCAATTGTTCCTTTATCCATAAGTTCTTTCGAAGATACTACTTTCTTAACAGGACCAAATAGTCCTTCGAGTTGCAATCTATGAACTTCTGAACCGTCTAAAGTTCCTGTAGTTCCTATTCTAATTGCAGTATTTTTCATCTTCTCTAAGATGCCTTTTAGTGTTGTCGCTTTAAATAGATGTGCTTCATCACCAACAACTACATCGAACGATTGCATAACATCTTTAGGTGCTTTACTAAAACTTTGCCATGTTGTAATTGTTATATCTGCATCAAACACAGGTTGACCACTGTATATTTTACAAATGTCTTTATCATAACCATAATCCTGAAAGTCTTTTGTCATTTGTTCTACAAGAGATGTTGTAGGAACTATAACTACTGATTTTTTACCATACCATCTCAACAACATGTATATTATTAAAGACTTTCCTGATGCTGTAGGCGATAGTAATAATTGTCTACCGTATTTGAGAGTCGACTCGACCGCTTCTATTTGATAATCTCTAGGTTCAAAAGGCAGTTTGTATTCTTTCATACAATACTTTTTTAAATCAAACTTTATATCTGTTTTCTCACCTATGACATCAGTAATACCCTCGAAGTCATAACCTCTTTCTCTACAGAATGTATCTACATATGGTAAAAGACCAATGTATATTCTATTTGTTTTAAGTGAAAATAATCTTACTTTGCCGTCCCAATATCTGTTCTTGACTGACGGCATAAACTTTGCATTTGGAACTGTAAATGAAAAGAAGTCATATAAATCTCTTGCAAGTCCATCATCACAATGAACTTTCATAAAGGCTTCGTTTATTTTTTCTACTCTAACACTAGACATAAGGGTTGCCGTGATACCAACTTACTAACGATATTCTTGTTCCTCTCGTCACTGGTGTAACCTGATGATGCACAAAAGAAGGAAAGATTATAAAAGAACCTTTTTCTTTTGCACTAAACGGTGCTGATACGATATGTTTATCTACATTTATATTATGTGTTCCTGTTGCTTTAAGTTTGTCGAATATTCCTTGTGGTTCTATCCACTGAAAATGACCACCCTCGTAATCATCAGGATCAGATAATTGAATTGTTGAACTTATTTTTCTAAGTCTGCCATTTAACTGCGCTCTATCAGATGCATCTGTATGCCAAGTGTAATGGTCACCTGTGACTTGCGCTTCTGGTCTATGACGATATATTGTATATTGATGATTTTCTACAAAATCCCATTGATGATTCCAATTACATTGTCTACATGCCTCGTTTACACCATCAGTAATCTTGTCTTGTATCTCTTGATACATTCTATCATGTTCTATCCATTTCACATCAGATTGTCTAATATAACTATCGTTAGTGCCTGATGTATTTTTTGGTGAATCGGGGTCATCGTCATTTTGACCTATTAGTCCTTCCATCAAAGGTATTGTATCTGCAACTTCATGTATTAATTTACACTCTTGTTCAGTAAAAAATTTGTGAAGAATATAACAGTATTGTGATAGTATCATTATTGACCTGCCATAAATTTACGCCACTCTATTGTGTTTTTAATTGTTTGATGTCGCCATGTAATATTATCCATACATCTTTTGACATACTCTACCGTTTCTTGTAGATAATCTATTTGTGCTTTTAGTTTTGTTAAATCTTGATCTGAGTTATAAAAAACTTCCATATCATTTTTTAGTATTTTTAGACCATCGAATGGGTCATCTGACCAACCCAACTCTTTTATTCTTGCTTCGTCCATTTTACCATTAAACCATAACCATTTGTCTTTTCTCATCATCTGATATTTCATCTGAACACCTTTTAGTTTCAGTATGTTATCAGTTAATAGTTCTGAATATTTTGCGTGTAGTTTGGGAACATCTAGACTAGATTTGTCTAGTTCTATATCATCTATTTCGCAGTCTACTGACCACATCAATTTTATTTCATCCAATGTCATACTATAATTATACTATACTTTGTAGTATTTATGAAGTAGTTTTTATCTCGTAAAATGTAAATCTAAATGAAACTGTGCATATGGCTGGTTCTGCATCTGCGCCTGATTCTAATTCTATAGCACTTAAAGATATAGGAAATGCATCATGAAATCTAATAAATCTATTAGGTATATTCTTGTTAGTATTAATTACTAATGTGACATCTGAATATTGATTTCTATCATTTTCTTGTGATGCTAAAACATTGATTTTATTTTTTGCAGTGCTAGTATAAGATGCCCATAAATCTGTATCTGTTATTGGCACAATAGAGTCCATCCATGCATACATCTCTATGAAATTGCCTAAATCTTCATCTACTAAAAAAGATACTTCTAGTGTATCAAATGATGCCTTGTCACCTGGAAAATATGCATCAACACCTAGACCAGCAGGTTGAACTGCCTCTGAAAATTGAACACCAGGTATATTGCACGATCTTACATAATACTCGACAGTAGGCACTTTATCTATTAAAAGTCTAAAGTTATTTTTGTTTAGTATCGATTTATTAATGTCTGATTTGTATGCCATACTACTATTTATCTAAATGGGGAACCGAAGTTCCCCAAATACTCTACTTCTCGTTTACAAACTCATTGAGTAATCTTGCAGTTGCAATAACTTCTTCTGTTGATACGAATTGATCACCATAAGGTTTTCTATCATTTGGGAAGTTGTTATTGTGTTCTACAATCGCCTCATTGTTTCTGTAGATGTTTCCTTCTAACAGACCTTGTGCTTGATTGAGTAAGTCGGCTCTGATTTCAAAGCCTGATTTGGTTTGATTTGACATAATTCCTCCTGTGTGTATGTGTGTTAATGTCATAGGTATATAGGCATAAAAAAAGGGGTCTAAAAAGACCCCTTATAAATTCAATTAACTGAATTTTACAGAATGTTGGATACAACCATTTTTCTGTAATATTGGTTACTTCCAT